CTTATCTAAATCATATTTCCAAATTGATTCTACTCCATCATCATCTTTATAGATGTGTTGGAATTTTCTAGGTTTATCGTTTGCTAATTGTGCTTTTGACATACTAAAGAATTTGTACAAAGATACAAAAAAAATCCCAAACTACCAAATATAGTTCGGGATTAGTGGAGGTGATGGGATTCGAACCCATGTCTTACAAAGTAACCATAATACCAACGTCTCACATGTTTAGGATAAAGTTTAATCTTATTCACTTTCCAAAATAATTGGGGCCGAATGGTTAGTCCAGCGTTTCCACCAATTCGTTGATTTGGGCCCAACGAATAAAGCCTTTGTAAACACTTCTGTTCCTAGGTTATATGTGCACCGACCCGAGTTTGATTAGGCTGCTACAGCGTAATCAGCACCTACGAATGCCATAGCATCTTCGAAGGTGAATGAAGATAATTCTTCTGCGTTTATTTGTTGATTCCGTTATTAAAGTGGTTTGAGAACCATCCCACTACATGTGATACTATACTTCTCATTGTAATCAATTCCGAGTCACCCCCATATTAATAAATACAAATATACGAAACTTTTAGTATAATTCCAAATTATTTTTTTGCCTAAATTGTAAATAATTCGGCAAATATTTAATTAACAATGGAATTTTTTGCGCTCCCAATTTTACTGATTTGTAGTTTGATTCACTTATTTCTTCATTAGTCCCAGTAAGTCTCCATCTAATAGATGTAGTTGTATAAAATGGATTCAGTATCAACGCTATATTCGATGATTCATTTAATTCGTAAATATATCCATTTTTATCATTTGTTTTTTGTGCAAAATGTCTTATTATAAATCCATTTTTATAATCGGTTTCAGTTGGCATTGGACAAAAGGTATTTACAACAAGTCTATCTTCGTTTGCGAACTCTAAACTATTATTCGATACTTTCTTATAATCGTATATATAAATTGCCATAATTTAAGAATTAAACTGTCTATATTCACCAGTAACACTCGTTTTCCATTCCATACCACTTAATTCATGTTCAACTTGTGTTATTTGAAACATACCATGCTTTTCATATTTATCAGGTATTCCCAAAATATTAAACATATCACCCCTTCGTAAACCACTAACACCAATTGTTGTGAAATTGTATTTAATAGGCAATGGATGTGATAATCGTTTATTCTTACCAGTATCTTGTGGAGAAAACGCATCATTCCTTAATCTATCGAAATAGTTTCCATCATTTAAAGTATATATTCGTAAACTGGCACCAGGAGCAAATGTATCCTGACTCTTTATACTATCGGATGTTACATTTACCGATACCATTAACGGGTTTGGAAAAATTGCTATTTTTTCAAAATTGGATGTTAGTTTTGCTTGTTCAGCTGCTAATGCATCTTCTTCAGCCTTTTCAATTGCTTCATCCCTTGCATCCTCTTTTTCGTCATATTTATCATCCCACTCATCTGCTGCCTTTTCATTTTCAGCTTTTTGTTTTTTCAACTCCGCTATTTTAGCATCTCTTTCGGCTTCCAATTTATCTTTTGCCGCCTCAGCTTCTGCTCTCCTTCTTCGTTCCTCTGGAGTATCAGCCAATCCAGCTATTCCAGAAACAAGTGTTGCCCCTACCTCACCTAAAATTGAACGTGCTCCCAATTCTGAATAATCTTTAATTATCTGATTAATTTGTACGTCTATATCTTTATTTTTTTGTCTTAACTCATTGCGAGTTTTATCAATATCTTCTAATTCTTTTTCTTGTTTTTCAACATCAGTTTGTGCTCCCGGTTCGGGTTCCGCACCGCCTTCACCACCAGGTGGTAAGGTAACCTTTTTCATAAACAAATCAACATCACTATTAAATAATTCGCCGGTATTTACAATTGCAGATTCGGGGTTAGTTGCCAAAGCCAATCTTTTAGAAACAAGCATACTGGTCATATCTTGTGGAATACTTATATCCAATTCAGCAGATGTAAATGCAGAATAAATACCGGCATGCACAAATTTAGTTGGAGGTGCTGGTTGTGTATTTTTTCCTACCCAATTTTCATCAATTACACTTATTACAATATCACCTTCTTTTAAACCCGTAACTGGCTTTTCTTTCGTTACAATGGTTTCTACAATTTGAAAATTCCAAAATGAGTTTACTCCAGAAGATAATTCGTTTAATATATCCAAAAATATTTCTCTAATAGTTTTGTTTGGTTGATTTAATTTTGATTTAAACATTTCAAAATTTACATAGATATGTTTTAAATATCCCCAATAATTGGCGTCTTCTTTGTGCCCGAATTTATCTAATGCAGTATTTTGTGGAAATCTTATTTCTCCATTAAATCCTAATGAATAATCAATTGGTCCTTCTTCTGATAAAGTTCCTCCCGCACTTTGTTGAATATCAACCGTAGATAAAAAATATTTTTTAAATGGTGGAAGTGCCGCTCCAGGTATAATCAACTTTTCCGCTTTAATTGCAAACATATTTGGAAAAGCTCCAATTACCGCATTGGCAATATCTATCATTACTTTTACTTCCTTATCTCGGATTTTTAGCGATGTCAGTCCTCCATTTCTATTTAATATTTTTGCACACAAATCCATGCTTATATAAGAATAATCAGGAAATAATGCTTCCTTTTTAAGACTAGAATTTCCAACCGTTATTTCCTTTTGTCCAGCCCAATTAAACAAATCCCAGCCACCACTAGTTTCAAATGAGGTTAATTGTTGATTTACAACTTCATCAAAATTTATAAAATCAAACATTCCATACTCACCTGTTTCTACTAAATCTTTTATTTCTTTAATTTGTTTTTCCGCAGGCAATTCATTAAACATATATTTAAACCTACGCTTTCTAATTACATCTTGAGAAGTAGAGTCATCATTTAGTAGTTCGGATGGATTAAATGGTTGTACAGTTGGTAATTCTATTACTTTACCATCTGCCCCCAATTGTTGTGTTTTTCTATGAGTTTGTAAAAATGTTGGTAATCCAGGTGCTCCTTTACATTTTATAGTTAGTATAAACGATTCACCGTCCGAAGTAACAGTTCCACCAACTATAAATCCTAAAAATATATCATATTCACCGCCGGAACTTTTTCTTACCGCATGAATGTTATCCTGATTCAAACATCGGTCTGCCACAGAATTTAGAATACTTTCCAAACTTCCACCGGTATTAATCATTTGTGTCATCGCTCTGGCAGTATTAAATCCCCATTCAACACATAGATTATATCCAGGTTCCATTAGAAAAGATTGGAGTAATTCCATTTGGTCTTTAGAAAAACACTTTATAGTGAGTTCTAATTCTCTAGATATTTGGTCTTTACCTTCTTTAGAATTTAAGTTTGTTATTATGGGAGAAGGTCTAAATCCTCTACCTTCACCGCCTGCACCTATTGCGTTTTTATTTGCTAAATCATAACCTAACGCACCGGATTCGGATTTACTACCATATATTGTACCAAAATTTTGGTCTGCAGCTTTGAATAATTTAAAATCGTTATTAGATGATATAACTAATCCCTGTACACCACTAACAACTGCTCCCGAAATTATTCTAACCCAAGGATTTAATTTTGATGCTACTTTAGTATTACTTCTAGATTTAATCGTATCACTTATAGATGTTTCTATATTTGTTAACTGTGGCCACATTAGAATTCAACATTTTTAAAGTCCCTTATAATAGATAAATATGCTTCAGGTATTCTTAAAATAGTACCATCCGGTAACCCAATTGGCGCATCATGTATATTATTTGCAGATGCTATAATCCACCATAAAGATGAATCATTATAAAACTGATGTGCAAGTGTATCCAATCTATCACCAGTCTCCGTTGCTACATATAAATCAGTATCTCTTAATTCGATATTGGGATATATCTTTGATTGATAGACTTCTCTACCATCAATTGTTTTTTTGCTTGGATTATTTTCGTATCTACTAATCATAATATTTTATTTATCTTCCCAAACGGCCCGCTAAATTTGGTATCGATGGCGTGTTTGTGGTTACGTTTTTTATATCTTTCAGTTTTAAATTAGCGGTTGCCGCATTACTAATTTTACCTATATCTTTTTTTATAGCAGAATCAGGTTTTTTAGCAGATACAAGTGCCTCCGGTAATTCAGGATTAGTAGAACCATCCAAATTACTACCATTTTCTAATCCTTTTCTAGTTGATTGGTTTTTTCCAACTCCACCAAAAGAATAAAATCTATTTGCCAAAAATGTACCATCTTCACCAATATTATATGAATCACCCATTGTATCTAAGAATTTATATGTCACATCAACACTTAAAATTCTAGGTAATTTATAGTTTTCAACATCGGATGTTCTATCTATATCAAATCCAATTTCCCAAGGATATATATCTTCTACATTATACGATAATGTCTCAATAAATCCTTCTGCATTTTTAAACATATCACCTAATGTTAATTTTAAAAATGGAGGAGTAATGAATACATTTCCACTAACACCTATACCATTTGCAGGATATACTAGTCCTGTTAGGAAATTAATCTTTTCCCAAGCCTGCTTATGTTCGTTTGCATTTAGAGAAAACACTTTAAACGTAAATGTTACACTTCGTTCAATACCAGAATAAGTATAATAACTAAATGGATTTCCCAATGTTTTATTACTTTCCCAAGATGGGCTTAAATTTTCAGTTAATCCAGATAACGTTGCTCTAAAATTTACAGCAGTTTCTTTAGCTATGGAATAAAATTTTAGTGGTACAAAATCATAATCTTCATAAAATTTATTTGTACCATCGGTTTGAGGTGCACCATTAGGAGAAGAATATGGACCTAAACTATTTAGATAATCCGATTTACTAGTCATTCCTCTACTAGTTTCTATATTCTTTTCTAACTCATATCCACTTTGTTGTTCCCTATTAGGAAACCCACGTCTTACCGAATATCTTTCAAATCTCGGAGAAGATGGCCCAACTGGTATAGAAGCATTTTCAACAGTTCTATTTAATAAATTCATTTCACCAGGATCTAAAGCAGCAATATCATTATATCTATCCGCATAAATTGTAGATAAATCATTTTTTTCTCTAATAGTATCCGCAATAGGGTTTACATGCTTTGAATATTTTGGAAGTACTCCACCAATTACCTGTGCAAATAGACTTGTTGTATCTTTATCACTATGAACCGTTTTTACCAATCCCCTTGTACCAATTCCAATATTGGGTTGTACTCTTATACCACCCATATCTATTGTATTAACACCAAATAAAGCCTTTTTTAATTGTTGTTTCCCCAATCTTAAAGCTTCACCAGCAATCTTATTACCAATTTGATTAGGTGTTCCACTTTTGAATGCCGAAGCTAATATTTGTCCAGGTAAATTACCTTCTGATTTCTTTTTTATTTTTATTACAGTATCAGCCGTTTGGTGTGGGCTTGCTTCTTTAAACATTAAATCATTTGCTACTCTAGTTGGAATCATAGTTTCTGGAAAATTTATTCCCAACTTTGTAGTTATTTGTGTTGCAAGTTTTGTTACTTTAGATTTTATTTCCTGTACACTCTTTATCTTACCACCAGTCAATCTATCTAATCCCTTTCCAATCAATCCACCATCTTGATTTTGAACACCATTGGCTTCCAATTTCATATCAGTTAAAATTGGAGTTGTTTTTTCTTTTAATCGTATGATATCAGTACCATATAATATTGGACTTCTAAGGCCTCTAATTGCTCTTACACCTATTAATTCTTCTTCTAATCTAGTTTCACGTGTTCTATTAGCAATAGGACTTCTTCTCAATGCATTAATTGCAAACCCATCAATAACAGGCACATCTTTACTATTACGAATAGCGTATTTTTGCTCAGCAGTTAGATTACCGTCAATTTTTTTTGTTTTAAATAATTCTCTTAAAGTAGGCATATTATTTTATTTTAACCCATAGAAAAATTGTTACGGCTACTACCATCAACAATTTTACCAATTCCTGCTGAAACCCTTGCTCCATCCATATTAACTGCTATTTTACCGGCTGCCAAATCTGCTCTTAAAGCCTTTATTTCATTAATCATAGCGTTTAGTGGTGCAGATAAAGCCGCTAAACTTGAACCACCTCCAATTGCACTTGCAGCTCCAGGAGCAGCTACTACATCATCGTTTCCAGATAATTTTAGTAAACCACCTTCTTTTGTAGAAATCATAGTTTGTCCATTCGCTGGAGAAATCACATCACCGGCTTCAACAACACTACCCATTCCACCACCTTCTAACCCTGCCACAGAAAAATTAGTAACAGCAGAATCAACTTGACCAGTCAAACTTCCTATTTTATCAACCATATCACCAACAAAAGGTATTTTTTTCAATAACCACATAATACCATCTATGATAAATTGAAGTGCTTTAGCTGCTAACTTTAATGGGAAGAACGCAAATGCTAGCACAGGTCCTAACAGTTGAAATATAGGAAGCAATGCACCACCAACAGATGCTAAAATACCTTTGAATGTATTTTCCATATCAGTTATAGTAGATGCCATTTCCTTTTGTGCAGCGGCTTTTTCAACCTCTTGCATTAATTGTTCATCATTTAAGTTAGTAATATCTAATCCAGCATCTATCGCTTCTTGGGCACGTTTTTTATCTTCTTCGTTTAATTTACCTAATTTTTCCTGTGCGTTTAATTGTTTATTAATTTCTTCAACACTCATATTAGCAGCTTTGGCTAATTGTTGTTGTGTAAAATAATCTTGCTGTCTGAAATCACCACTTCTTTGAATTTGTTTCAACGTTTCTTCTTGCGCTTCTACCAATTTACCCTCCATTGCCAAAGCTCTTGCTCTATTAAGGTTAAATTGTCCACCAACATAAGTTGCCGCTACTAATTCTTGTTCAATATTATTTTCAAAATCCAAAAGTTTTTCTGCGGTAGCCGTTACCTCTTTTAAGTTTGTACCTAATCTTCTAGCTTGTACCGCTTGTTGTGATAATAATGTAATATCACCTTTAAAAAAGGTAGAAGCTGCTTCTGCATTATCGGCAATATCTTTCAATACTTTCTTAGGAGCAACTCCTGCTAATTTAGCCATATTGGCAACTTGCATCTGAACATTAACCGCAGTATCTTCTGATAATCCTCCTACACTTTCTAATACTCCTTGCACTTTCGCTGCTTCTTCAGCACTTACACCAAAATTAGTTTTCATTAAGGTAAGGCCGGCAACAGCAGCTTCCGAATAATTTGCAATTTCAGAAGTCTCATCTCTTAAAGCTGCCATTGTATCGTATGCATCTTCGATAGATACACCATAATTTGCAAATTGTTTATTTATGGAAACGGCCTTATCATTCATATCGGCCATCATAGAATTTGTAATACCAGTTTCTTTCCTAAATTCTTCACTGGCTTTTTCCATGCCCATCATATAATCCACTCCAGCTATTATCGCACCAATTACTAATGTAATACCCGCAGTTGCTATTGCCGCCTCAATACCGAAAGCACGTATTCCGGATATCATATTTTTAATACCACCAACTACACTTTGAACGCCGGCTGGCAATTTTCCTAAAATTTCGCTACCACCCTGTTGTAATTGATTATATCTTTCTTGTTGTAATAATAGATTTTCTTTGGCAGCAAATGTTGCTTCTGCCATATCTTTTTCATCTTGAGATAAACCGGCTATTGATTGTTGAAATTCATTTCTTCGTTGTTCCGCATCTGATATTCCAAACATTTCCTGTCTAGCCATTGCAGCAGCTTCAGCAGCTTCTATTTGTTCGGTTCGTATTCCTTCTAAAATAGCACGTCTTTGTGCCAAAATAGCTCTATCGTCATCGGATGCATCAACTTCTTGTTGTTTTAATTCTACTATCTTTGCAGTAATATTAGCGTATGAATTACTAGAGGAGTTTGAATCGGTAAGAAACTTTTTTTGCTGATTGCCCATTCTTGTAAAGGATGTGGCAAATTCATCCTGCAAATCATTTGCTTCTTGTTGTCTCTTATTCCTTTCTTCCGCTAGTTTTGCTTGCTTTTTTTCTTCAGCCAGTATATCTTTTACAACATCTAATTGGTCTTCAGCTATACCGAGAGCAATTCTATTATTAGCTATTCTACGTTCTAACTCCTCTCTTTCTTCACCCGTTGCGACTGCGGCACGTTTATTCTGCTCGGAAATTCTTTCGTTAATTTCCGCAATTTCTATTAATAAATCACGTTTTGCTCTTTCGTTTTGATTCATCTATATTAATACTGAGTATTTATCATCCCATTATCATCCAACCATTTATATAGTTTTGGATTTTTAGTTTTCAATCCATCCATATAATCCTGATTTTTTGAATTGATTACTTTCAAATCTTTTTCTAACCTTTGTAGCACAGGATCATTATCTATTAATTTTTGAATTTCAGCAGGTGTTTTCACTTTTTTAGTGAAAAACCCAAAAAATTCTTTTAGATTTTTTTTAGATATTTTATATTTTTTCATATCGCCATGGTTTTATATTGTATAAATATCCAATAAAACAAAAAGTTAGGATTTGGGGTTACCTTATCCTAACTTTAGATGATTTTTGAGAGTTTGTTTTTTTAATTTGTTCAGATTCTTTCTTTTTAGTATCTACCAACTTATTATAATAAAAATTTCTTAAATAAGTTGGCATCTGGTATACATCTGAAAAAGTAAAACCATTCCCATAATTTATCATATCAAATATTTGAGAATGTACCATTACGCTATGGTCTTTAGCTAGGCCAAAAAAACCCAACACCTAACGTAATATTGATGACCTCCTTTTCACCAGTTTCATGTTCATATTCATATTTCATATCCATGTCAGGAGAAATATTTTTTACATATTCTCTGAATGCTCTACTATCTCTAGCTAACATACCATTTATTAACTTATTTACAGCACCTACACTATTATCACCGTCAACCGATTTAATCATATAACGTAACCTAGTTGTAATATCCGCCGATACATCTTTACTCAATTTTTTTAAAGCTTCAATATCCTTTTCAATTGCTATTTCATCGTAATGAGTAAGTAATCTAAAAGTAATTTTTTTACCACTAGAAGGTAGGGTATATTCAAACTCATTTTTATTTTTAAAAGCGGAAAAATCTATTTCTTTTGTTTGTACTTTTGATAAATCGATTGTTATTTCTTTACTATCTCCAGTAACCGATGAGTAAAACTTCATTTTGTATTCAGGACCATATCCCAACAAACGGGTTGCCAATACAATTGCGTTTTTATCACCAATAATAATATCATTTATATTAACATCATCTACAACAATAGATTCAAATAATTTATCCAATACTATACCTTTTTTAATAAGATTTTGATTAGAAAGAATATCTTCTTCTTTTGCAGTCATGTGTTTAATAGTAATTTGACCAGATGCTAATGGATGGTCTTTTGGGTAAACTAACCCTTTTGATGGAAGGTCTAATACTTCCGTTGGAAAATCATATTGTTTTTCACTCATAACGTCTATTTTTTGTTTGTATATATAAATACATAAATTTTAAAAAGTTGGAAATAAAAAACCCCCACCATTTCTGATGAGGGTTGTCCTTCGGTAGCTTCCGTAAGGAATATTTTTAGAATTCTAAGATTGCGTAATCATAAGATAGTGTTAATTCGATTGTTGCAGGTTCATTAGAATCAAATGCAACATCACCAAAGTTTGCTTGGTTGATAAATGCACCTTTTAATTTCCACTGCTCAATCTTATCACCCACAGGTCCTAACATATAAAAATCAATGTCTTTTTTGTAGAACTCTGCGTATCCATCTCTACCAGTAATAGATTCATGTGATAAACGAATCCATTCCATTACACCTTGTGCTGCTGATGGAACAATTGGGTCATACAGAGTGAGAGTAATATCTTGCCACTCACCTTTACCCTTCAACTTTCTTTTTACGTTGATATGGTCTAATGTTACTACTTCAAATTGAATAGTAGGTCTATTAGCCGCTTTTACAAGATATGCAGGTAATCCAACTTCGCCGAATTCCATCACATACCTATTTTTCATCTTAGGTTCGAAGTTCGTATAGAACATCTTATCAAACTCTAGTATTTCTGCCATTTTATTGTTCCTTTATTTTATTAATAAATATCTCTTTGTTACGTTTTTATATTATGCTGAGAAACTTGCTCCGGTTGGAAGAATGTTGAAATCAATTACGATAAATTCCGCAGTCTTCGCAGGTTGTAAGAAAATTTGTCCAGCTAATATGTTTCTATCGATTACATCAGGTGTGTTATTACTTTCATCCATCACTACTCTGAAAGCGTATAAACCTTGTCTTTGTTGAATTGCTTCTAAGTAAGGGTTCACAGTGTTTAAGAATCTTCCTCTAGTTGTTGCGGTGTTTTGTTCGAACACTAAGAATCTAGAAGTAGATGCGATGAATTTCTTAACAGTGATAAGTAATCTTCTAACATTGATTCTATCTAAAGCAGATGCTTTATCTTGCAATGTTTTCTGTCCAAATGCCACAATACCTTGTCCAGGGAATGCCGCAATTGGGTTTACTTTGTTCTCATATAGAGTATCTCTTTCAGCGTGTGTTAATCTATTCAATACACTAACCGCTCCGGTGATACCACCTCTATTCAAACCTGCAGGTGCAAACCACTCAGCCGCTAATCTATCGTTTTGTGCGAATACCGCTGGTAGTAATACTGAAGGTGGAACAGTTGTAAGTTTATTTGTATTTGTATCAATTGTTTTAACCCAAGGATAGTAAGTAGCTACATAGTTAGAATCTACTGAATTTGCCGCTTCGGTTGCTTCAGTAATTGAATCAGTATAGTTGTTAAAATCAGCAATGTAGAATGCATCTTGTCTATCTTCAACCATATCAATTACTCTTTGAGTAACCGATGGGTGAATACTTTTAACAATACCAGGAGTTACTACCATATTGATATCCCACTCATCTGGGTTAGATACAGCGTTTATTGCTCTGGTGTATGATAATGAACCACCTGCAATTGCAGAAGAACAATTAAATCCTTGTGTATTCGCCGCACCCCATTCTGCATCACCAGCTTTAGCCGCTTTTGTAGTTGGGTTCATACCATCGTATCCAGATTGGAAAGCCAATACAAATTGTCTTTTAGCCATATCAGATGATGCAGAACCTGTCATTTCGAATGTTAATCCTAAAGAACTATTATCGAAAGCAAAATCTACGTTAGCACCAACTCCAACACCCAAAGGTAATGGTTTTAAATATTGTTTGTTATCAGTAGATACACCTGTCTTTTCAAAATCAAATCCAGAGAAATTCAATGGAGATGATGATGTGTTATTAACAGAACCGGTTGTATATACAACTGCTGGAACTTTTGATGCATCTAAAGTAACTAACGCAATTGGATTAAAATATGCAGAGTGTCCAAATGGAGCTGCTGATACAGGATATGCACCCGCTTCCTTAACTTCTACTCTAATATATTTTGACCTAGCTACATAGTCACCATTTTCAGTAATTTTACCGTCAGAATCGATAGTTAAATATCTATCACCAATTCTTCTAGCAATATAATTAGGAGATGCAGGGTCTAAGTTTACATTATTGAATGTTTCAATAACAGCTTTTCTTCTATCAGTATCAACAAAACTTCTAATACTTACAGTAAATGTTGCGTAATCAGTTGCACCATCTTCACCTGCTGCTTTTACATTCGAAATACCAATTTTGTATTTAGTGTTGTAGTTAGTACCATGTCCTAATGTTGCAAAACGGAAAAGTTCGTATCTATCACCACTTATATCTTGAGATTTAACCCAAGGAGTAAATGCTTCAGAATATGCAGGAACTAATGTATCTCCCGTATAATCTTGGTCAGGCAATTCTTTAACTTCAAATGATGCCGAAGCCTCTGCTGCACACACCAATGATGCTGAATTTTCAAAGTAGATAAATGAATAACTTTTCTTAGATGTACTCGCTTGTGATACAATTGGAGAAGTACCAAATACATCGGAAATATCATTTATATCAGCTGGATTCAATGATGCAGAAATTGCTACCGCTGAACCAGATAGTAGGTTAGAATCCAATCCACCAAATAGTATAAATTTACCCAATGAATTAAATGCACTAGCACTAGCCGCAGTTACTGTATCGAATCCAACATCTTGTGCTCCTAAATTGGTATTATATAATACACCAATTAATTTTTGAGTTGAACCAGATGGTGTAGCAAAAAGACCTAAAGCCTTAGATTGCTCATACCCACCAACTCCAGCTACTCTTACAATAGTTGCCGAACCAGCTTCTCTTAAATAATTTTGTACTGAATATTCAGTATAATAAGTTCCATCAGGTGTTCCGAAGATATCTTCAAATTCTGATTGTGTTCTCACGATAGTAGGAACAAACGCAGGTCCTTGTTTAAAAGGTCCTATAAATGCTGCTCCAATTTCCCCTACCCCTTGTGCTATAAATGATAGGTCATTTTCTCTTGTGAATACACCAGGTGATACGATTCTTTCTGCCATTTTATTTCTCCAATTAGATTTTTGTTATAAATTGTATTCTGTCAAAAATACACGTATAAATATAAATAAAAAACTCAAAACACAATTTTATAATAGAAAGTGTTTTGAGTTCTTACATTTTTTATTTTATACATTTTAATCAGCAGAAGCTGCATATAATGCTTCACCTGCCAATGGGTCTGGTGTAACAGAACTTCCCGATGTTGGTGACCAAGGTAAATCATGTTCGGTAACTACCTGAACATTATACTTTTTGGCATCAATTTCTTTTTGGATTCTACCATGTATATGGTCCCAATAGTTTGTTGTTGGATTAGAACCACTTACCGTAGTTTTTACCCATGCCAAAACTTGTTCTTCGGTCAATTCGTTATATTCAGTAAAGTTGTCAATATCAACATCAACAGGTCTAAATGGAGTTGCTCCACTAAATGACCCTTCAAACCCATCTTCATCCGTAAGTGTGACTTTCCAAGTTGTTCCGATTATTACACCAGAAAGGTCACCATAATTTTGTTTTCTTAGGCCTTTTAGTTCCCAATGTTCAGTATATCCCATAATATAATTGTTTTCTATAAATATATTTATTTTGAAAAATAACTTATTGATTGTGTAATTTTAATATCTTACCAACAATTTCTTTTAATTCAGCAATTTCTTTCGATTGTGATTCAATAATTACCTGTTGTTCTTTAACCGATTGTATAAGTACAGGAACAATTTTTTCTAATTGTACAGTCTTATAGTTTTGTCCGGATATCGATTTACCATCGGCAAGTGCATCAAATGGAGCTGGTTTAATAGCTTGTGGTATTACCTTTTCAACTTCTTGTGCAATAACACCAATATCATGTCTATCTTCCGGATAGAATCCTAATTCATCAACAATTGGTTTCCAATCAAAGTAAACACCTCTCAATCGTTTCAACATTCCTAATGCATCCCCAATTGTAGTAATATTTTCTTTCAATCTTTCATCAGATGAATACGCAACTACGTTACCAGCTGCATACATATTACCCGATGGGTCTAATTGCCATCTATTAGCACTCATTGACCATCCACCGATACGAATTACGTTATCGTTATCAAGTCCCATATTGGTTGCAAATACACCATATTTGTGCCAAGAGAAGAATGCAGATAAGTTACTATTCGCACAAGCTTGTAGGTTAGCGGTATTCGTATCACCCGCACGGCTCGCTCTATCAGTTACGAATTGGAATTGGTTGTTTGGTTGTGAAAATCCTCCATTACAGTTTACATATCCCAATCTAGAATCTGCAGAACCACCGCTACCAAAATAGTATCCAGTATTATCTATATCATAGTATATTCGTGCTTGAATAGCTC